AAAAATTGGTTATGGTGGTTAAAAGATATAAATTGAGATTAAAATAAAACAAAAACAAAAATTGAAAACAAAAGAGAAAACGATATAGAAAATTACTTAAAGTTTCGAACACCAAAAAGCACTCAGATTAGCATTGGGCCTACGAATTCAGCTGCGGCCATTGCCATTAAAGCAGCTTGTTCAGGATTTTGCAACGCCCAGCTTCCGGCCTGTTTGGCCTTGCGTTTGGCCAGATTCAGCAACTTATTCAAGTGCGAATCGTTGGATGACACCAAAGGAACTTGTGTACGCAAAGTATACAACAACAAGTCGGTGTCACCCCATGGAGGCTGAAAGCGCATCTGAAATGCGGGATCGATGGTGTAATAATTCAGGGTGATGTGACACATGACGCGCACAGTTTGGTTGGGATCCATACCTTTGACAGCGAAGTAGCCCCTGGGACCTGTTATAAGATCTTCCGAAGCAGCCATTGAATAAGCTGCGATGTTGTCGTGTAACAGATGCCAGTGGCCACCACCTTCAGATTCACCCGCCGAAGCAAGGCGACCTTCATAACAGTCAAAAGGACGTGAGGCTACCGCCGAATAATAGTTCCCATTGACCATAGGAACCGGCTCGGAAGCCCCACAAACTGCTATTGCTCCTTGGTTATCCAGAGTCGAACCTTGGTAGGTTACTAAGCAGTCCATGTAAGGAATGGAAATTTTGTCCGCAACCTCCAGAATTTTGGTCCATTCTGGCATGTAAACATCAAAAACGTTCTCCAATGGAGTCGCTGCACAAGTTCCGGTACCGGCATTCACAGCTACGCTGTAATTTGCGGTTGCTTGTCCTGGGAGCACAAGCCCGAAATTGTCGGTGACATTCATCGGGGTCATTCGGAAAGCGTAATGCGTGCTTGTTGGGCCGTAAACATACCCAGCTGTCAGATTGAAACTGCCGCCTCCAACATAGGAATTGCTGAAAGCTGCTACTGACCATACACCTGCCGTCCGAACTAAGAATTCGACGTAGTACTGATTGACATCTCCTGTTAAAAGAGCAACTCCCACAGCAATAGTACAACCAGCTGCCGAAGTGAAAGGCTGAGCGTGATGTCCTCCCAACCACTCGCTCTCAATGATACACCCCCTTTCAGCTGTGGCTTCGGCTTCCGAAGAAGCTAAATCCTTGTTCAAGGCACCTCCGAAATCCTCGGCGGTCTCCGGGATTCCAGTGGTATGGGTGATCAACAAAGGTTGAGAAATTTCGGGTTGGGCGACAACACAAAAGGAACTTAAGCCTGATACTTCGACAACGATGGGAAAAGTCACGCAGCCTCCTCTACTTGGACACAGAGAAGGAGCTAGAGCAGCCGGGGTGTGACCTGGATCAACGATGTGATCTGCGGTGCTAGCAAATCGAGGGTTGATTTTGGCTACAGCTGTTTTCTTTACTGATCGGGCTCCTGCGGAACTGGGTCCGGAGGGAGAGACTTTCTTGGATTTGCGGCTGGACATGTTGAGGGAAAAAGGAACTAAAAGCGAAAATTAAATCTAGAAACAATTAAAATAAAATAAAATTAGAAAAATAAGATAAAATGAATGAGCAAAATAAACTAAGATCGGTTTACCACGAAACCTATGAATTAATAAATTGGGACCCCGCGTCCCACAGGAATTCTTTACTCGTTAGAGTGGGGAGTACGTCCCCGCATAGTCCCGATCGACCATGCGTGCGAATATACCGCCCTCGAAAGCACCCATTGTTCCGCCGTGCTTTCTGACCAATTGTGAAGCTTCTTCCAGCTCCTTCCTAGATCCTCCGTATCGCGCTACCATTACTTCTGCGCAAGCCGTCTTCCACTGCTCAACAGTGACTCCCGCGGGCAGAGTCAACTGTTCGTTTTTATTCAAAGGGGCTACAATGTTAACCCAAGCAGGGGTCTCACTTCTCTTGCCGTTGGATTTCCAGCAGTCGACGAAGGGACCTGTGATGAAAGGCTCGAGCAAAAATGGTTCCTGTCCTAACGCCACATTACCGATATGTTTGCTCATCGACGGTCTTGTAGCATTGATACTATTAAGGTTCGCACAACCCCACTTGAAAACACGTGAGGGTAATTGAACAGGAAACAGTTTGCGCTTCTGAACTCCATTTTCCACATATTTTAAGGGTACCATCATGTGTTTGAGGAATTCGGATCCAGAAAATAGTTCTCCAGACGTTTTTGGGGCAGCCAAAAACTCCATGTCCAGGCCCAACAGATCAGCAGCCATGAGCGCTGCTTCTCTATAGGTCAAGGGCCAATTCTGCTCATAGGCAGTTTGCAAATTTTGGGCAAGCTGGCGATGAAAGACAACCAAACCGAGAGTGTTGATGAACAAGGTCCAAGGAGCTCCACTAGGGAGATGGACATCCATTGGCACGGCTGACAAGCCGGCACCAGACCTCGTTTTCCAGTGAATATCGCGGATGACGGCGACCTCTTCCTTTGTGAACCCCATTTTGACCATCAAGGCACATTGGAGTCGGAAAAAGATCCCTCTCTGATAAGCATCGTAGGACCTAGCATCCTCATCACCTTCAGAATCGGTGTTGTCATCACCGCATATGAAAACTAACTCTCCTTCACAAGACTCAGGGAACCCATTCAGGGCATCAGCAAACTGTTTCTGGGTCATGCCACTGGCCCATACAAAAGTTTTCTTTCTTGTGTTCCCTTTTTCCGTCGTCCATTTTGCATATTGATCAGTCCAAGACCAATTTGGTTTGGATTTGATCTTGTTCAGCAAATGTTCGAACTTGAGGATGGTCCGGACCCACACGATCGTGGGTACGAATTGAATGAGTCTCGGTTTGTCTTTGGCTACTTTATCGTCGCCTTTGATGAACACTTGAATATCAATTGTTTCTTTTTCCCATGTTGCCATACAACCCGTAATATCATTCAGGGTTTTCAAAACTCTCCTTTTAGACCGTGCTTTCATACGGTCACTCAATTTAGCCAATGTATCTTTCACATCAGCCATGCCTTCCAAATCTTTGCCTAAAAATTTTATTCCCTGGTCTGCTTGCAAGTGTCGAGGCCAGAACAATGCACCTTCCTTGATACGAGGAAAACACACTCTTTCCGAACCTCCACCCATGTAAACGTTGGGCATAGAAGTTTTAAGTTCTGTGGTCAAACGACCTCCAAGAACTCTCGCCATATTCCCTGTCGAAGTCCCAAAGACTATGGGATCGCCGCCGAAAGTGACACCTCTCATATACCCGTTGCTTTTAGGTGGAACAAAAGGTCTCCCGTTCCTTACCAACCGGACATTTTCGTCTGTGGCTGGCGGATTGAGAGTTTCTTTCCACGTTTCAGAACCCAATATGTAAGTTTCGGGTCGCGGGGTGAAGGTCATCTTTTCAGGTTTGATCTCATAAGTCTGTGGCGGAGCTGGCCTCTGGTTTATGTACTTGTCCATGGCCTGGGCTTTCTCCGTGATATCTTCGATCAACACAAGATTGTCGGATTTTGGTGGAGTTGTTGGTTCCGATTTCTCAGTTTCCGGTGTAGCCAAAAGGTTCATAGCGTTCAACTTGCTCAAAAACGCTGCCATTTCTGGTTTTATTTCTTCGCTCGTTGGGGTCTCACTTCTTTCAAAAGAACTGTCACTCTTCATGGGAGTTTCGGTTCTTCTAATAGAATCAGGTGAAGTAACGCATCCGGTTGGCTCGTCGTTTGTGAAAACTGGGGAATCAGGGGGGCAATAATTTGGGGAAGAAGGGCAATCACTCATAGCAAACCTGTCAAAATCCGAACAGGAACTTTCAGATTCTGGTTGTTGAGGTGGAGTCGTGGAAACCATAGGAAGAGCCGGTCTCCCGATAGTCCACCAGTCTTCTCGTAACCCGCTCAGTGAAATCCCAGTAGGCGACCAAATCACATTCCTTTCTTCATTGTTCCAGTTGGAACGCAGAGACGGGAAAGTTTTTGGAGGCGTTGCAGGTTTCAGTGGCGGTTCACCAAGAAGGACATTAGGTGGAGTACAGAGACCAGCCCCTAGTTCAGGGCTTGAGATTTCCATTTCCGAATCTTCTTTTTGTTTGTTTTTGGGTGATTTTTGAGGAGTTTTGTGTGGGGAATAGAACACCGGCGGCGGTAAGATCCCAATAGGTGGAGTTCGCAACTCCGGTGGTGGTGGGGGATCTTTCTCGGGGAGATTTTCGGACGCGAAGGTTTTGGTCACGCTTGCTTCTAAGGCAAATTCGTCTTCTTCTTCATCCTCCCAATCCATTTCTGCTTCAAAAGGATGCAGTTGTCTTAGCCAGTGGATTGGGGCTCCTTTGCGCGCTGGTGAGGGAAACGGGACTCCTGGGTGTGTTTTCTCCCAGGACGTTTTAAGTCCCCGTTTCTCCACTATTGCTTCGGGTTCAATTTTTGGTACGAGCTTGGCCCGCGCCTCTAAAGGTGGCAGCATGAACATGCCTTCTTGCTTGAGGGGTGATTGTGTGAGTAAAAAGGTCCAAAGGGGGATCTCAGTTGCATTCCCTTGCCCTTCTTTAAGGGCATGGGAGGTTGCTGTCGCTGCTAATCGACATGCCAACCCCAAAGTGATTCCGTTATTCATTAAATAACCTGACGAATACCTACTCTGGATATCTGAGAGATCCCTCCTTAAGATTTGATTGCCTTGAGTTGTGGCCACATGTTTGATATAACACAAAAGATCAGGTTCCAATTGGAACCAGCCAACTCTGGTTTTAACGGCTTTGGCAACCTTGACATCGTTAGTTCTGAGATCATCCACATAACTTAGCAAATAATCCCACCAACCGATATCATTCCCTGGTGTTTCCAGGAAAATTCCTACCCATATATTTCCGTTCCTCCTAGCGCGATTTGGTCGTTTCTTTTCGGGGTCAACGATCCAAAAACCTTTAATGGCGCCTTGCACGTGGACGTTGCGAATCTGATAGGGGTCAGAGTCTCGCAAGAATGGTGATATCAACAACAATTTTCCTTTATGGCACCTACAGTAAGCGTAAGTCCCCTCCTGTGTGATCTTGAAGGGTAGCCAATGAGGACTGGGATGTCGTTGACACATTTGTATCGTAATAACCTCCTTTTGTTCGTCTTCAGATGAAGAGAGGTTTTCCAATAGAATAAGAGCGCTGAGAGCACACAGAACACGGCTATGAGCCGCTTTTTCGCCGTCGAGTACGACTGCACGTGCGTGCTCCACAGGAGCTCTGGTTATCACTCGAGGAGTTATGGTTTCCTCTCCGAATGACAGATCGATGGGTTTGTTGCACACTTTATACAACTTGCGACGCTTAACGCGGTTCGCATAAATCGCACCGAGACCGTCCTCCTGGGTGAAATCATGGCCAGGAAGACAGAAATCTTTAGAGTATACTTTCATGCCTGGAAAAGTTAATCTAAAG